CCCTATCCCCTTTATGATGCTACCGACTACTTCTCCAGGTTCACGGCGATCTTGGCCAAAAAAGGAGAGGACAGGTTTCGGAATGATAGTATCAAGGGAGCCACAGTACCAGGTGCTATTCAAGCAACCCCACTTCTTGCTAACCCCTGTTTTAACCTCATTCACGATAAGTCCAAATTTCGAAGTGACTGTTCTCCAGGTGCGATAAAAAAAGATCATCGCCAGCAAAGATACAGTCATCTCCATTGAACCTACCTACCCTCCGACCACGACCGAGAATCCTATTAGTAATAATGAAACAAGCCCGGTTTAGTATACATAGCAATGGGAAGCTACATAGATTGCCCATCATAGACCCTCTACGCAACTCCTTCATCACCATGTGACCAGACTCATCCTTATACTTGACATAGCTCCTGCCAAAGGACTCCTCGAACACTTTCCTCTCTTCGTCTTCCAGATCTGTTGCTTCCTCTAGGATAACAGAGACAATAGATTGAACGGCCGGTAAGAGGATGTTATCAGTAGCGGAGACATAATCCCCACTAATGATCCTCTCACCTTCTCTACAGTCCTGGTATACAGCACGGAAGTCATCAACAGTCACATCCCCACGGACACACCAGCTTTTCCTACTGATGTGATTATACAGACCGTTATGAACTGGAGCAAGAACACGCTTGACGCGCGCACCCTGCATAGTCACGACACGGAATTTCCCCTTGGTCTTCGCGACACCGAGTCTAACAAGATTATTCATCTTGATTTCCTCCTCAGTGGAAGTGCCCAAGGTTCCGCCCATAACTTGAGTCGTCTCATAACAACCCTGCCTGTCAGGGACATAAGTATTATCCGAAGGGCCAATATTAGATGACCCTTTTCCCCATCCCCTCACCACGCCACGAGTAGCCTCTACTAAATAAGGCAAATACTCACGGCACTCATTCATCTCCTGAATCGTCGGTTCGCTGTCCAATAGACGAGAGATCCAATCCTTCTGGGACTTGGTCTTCTCGATTTCGTCGCAGCTTCTACAATCCACATCGAAGATTCGCTTACAGGAGTCCAATGCGCTGGCGCACATCTTCTTCCTCCTTTCACTTCTCCTCGATATGAATCGCAGGATCGATTCACGAGCTTTATTAAATTCGCCTCTCAGGACAGAACACGTATCACCTTTAATTTTATGATCTGGAGTTTCAAACTCGAGACAGATCAGTGATACGGCCCTGTTGAGGCCCTTTGCTAGTGACCTTGCCGTATGGCAGGCATTAGCTCTACACGAATTATCCCGAGAGATAATCGATAGAGGCTCCCTTGTTATAGACTAG